GGCGTGGTGCCACCGATCACATAGTTGACACGGACAAACTTACTATCATTATCAAACCATTGGGCCTGCGCACCGTTAATCGCGACATGGAGCTTCCCAGCCGCAACGGCGGGCGGCCACGTGATACTCGCTATAGTTGTATACGTCCCACCAACGAGGTCACTCACCTGGAGGTTGAAGGTATAGGTCCCTGTAGCGACCACCGCCGACAAATAGATCACCCAGTCACAAGTCGGAAAGTCCCTTGGATAGAGCAACACGCCGGTGCCGCTCCCGTTGGCGGCCAGAGCGGCGCCAGGCGTCAGGAGAGAAAGCGCAGCATCATACACGGCTGTGGTCACTATATTTCTCCTTTAGTTTCAAAGGCATATGCTGTATACTCTGGAGGTTAGGTGGAGTGGCCAGCTCCCGATCAAAAGCCTTGTGTGCCTATCCACGCGAGGGCCTAACACCTCCCTCACGGGGCCACGAGGAGCGCTATCAGCTCTCGCATACGGCATCAGCAGAAGCCTCTTAGTAACTAAACAAACTATACTACTACGGCTGCATCTTTTATGCCTCGTAGTCTCGCAACTGCTCTTCCATGAAATAGTGCAATAGAGGCAAACCACTCTACCCTCGTCCTAAAGACCGGCTTTGCTTCTAATTCTCCGAGGTCTCTGACATCTAAAGGGCCGTTTTGGATGCCAATCAAGGCCCCATCGCCCATACTCGCGACGTAAATACTCGTACTCGCGGCGGCGCCCCCGCCAGGATTGGCTTCCGTGAAGGGCAGGATATCGTTGCCAATATTATCCTCGCGGGCGATGAGAATGGGGATGCCGTTGTACGCCATCACACGCTGCCCGAACTGATTGGGCTCCCACGTGATGAAGCCGCCCACCGCCGTATTCCTCGCCGCCTGGGCTAACCGAAGCGCCATAGCATTGTTCATAATCAAATGCGTAGGGTCATCGACCTTGCTAATGAGCGTGTCGAGTTTGAACAGCGATAGCGCATCACCGCCCGACGTGGCTCCGGCATCGAGGAGTTGACTAGACCCAGGTGGTATACGTCTTTGTAAACCATCAAATTCTCGAGGGTCTGCACTACTGTCCCCCTTGATAAAGGCCAGCGTCCAGCGATGCGCGAGGGCCTTGACCTTCAGCCCCTCTTGCACACTCCGTTGGTTGGCGCCCATCGTCGTCGTGATAAACCTATCGACATCGAGATCGCCGCCCGCAATAACAAGACTCTCAGTAATAGGATTTAATACTCCGACCGATTCGGTATAGCCCTCGTTGACCCCTCTGAAGCCCACGCCAGGTAAAATGTCTTCGCGGTTATATTTCAAGGCATTGCCAGCGATGCCTTCAAACGGGAGCACGCGCAGGATGTCGCTATTACGAGCATACATCTCGATAATCGCGTTGCGTGCGACGTCACCGGAATTGAGCTTGGACGCTTCGACGATTGTCAGGGCCATAGGGATGTTTCCTCCGTACGGATGTCCCTACCCCTGCCGTAGCGCCCTGCCAGGAGGCTGGTCAAGGGAGGGTCTAGCGTTGTTGGGTCGCCTGCCACTCACGGAAGCGCGTCAGGCGTTCTGCCGGATTCGTGATACTGTTCCAATCAATGCCGCCCGCGCCATTAGCGCCATGACTCGCCGGGGCACCGCCCCCGGACGACGGCGGCCAGAGGTGCGAGGCCTGGCCGCTCGCTTTGAGCGTGCTGATCCACTCGCTCGGGTTGAGCGGATTGACCCCATCTTTGCTATAGACCGTGTCCTCACCCTTGCGGGCAATGACGTTGCCCTGCTCGTCCAGGTCGGTGAACACGGCCAAGCCGCGATGGACCGCATCATCAACCGCTTTCTCGTGGACACCGCTGTGCGTGACGGCATCTAAGAGGGCTGTTCTGATGCGGTCTTGGCGCCAGCGGCGATCCAGGTCGGCACTGGTGGCCTTCAAGTGCTCATTCTCTCGGCGTAGACTGGCTAGGTGGCGCTCGTGATCGTTTTTCATCGACTCGGTCCGCCGGGCGATCAAGACCTCGATGCCCTGCTTGTCGTACACGTCCGCATCGTCGAGGCCTTTGACGCGTTCCTGGAGCTTGCGATATTCCTCGGGATCAAAGCCCTCGTACTTGGTCTTAAAATCCACGAGCTGCTTTTCCGTGTCCCGGCGCAGCCTTCGTTCATCATTGAGGGCATTTTTCAGCCCGCTCACATCTTCCGCAGGCGGATCGAGTTGCAGCACCCAGCGCCCGTCTTTCTCGCCGTAGTGCTCCATGAGTCCACCCGGAATATCCGTCTGCACGTCATACGCTTGCTTGAGCGCCATACGCACCCTCTCGGTGTGTGTGGGGAGGCCGGCATCCCGCCAGCATGAATCAGCTTCTCTGCATCCCACAGAGGAGCACCAATAGCCCAAAACGACAAAACCGCCACCCTAGGATGGTTGGTCCTAGAATGGCGGTTGAGGTTCAGCGCCGCTGGGCTTCTCGCCCTCGGGCGAGAGCAAATTATGCGCTAAGAGTGTGGATAAGCTGTGGAAAAGTCAAGAACTATTTCGCGCGGGGGGCTGATCGAGCCAGATTCCGTCATGCTGCATCTCGTCCCGCGTCGGAAGCATCTGCAGCAGGACCTCGATCAGATACTCTTCGTGGCATAGGCACGCGGGCGCGAGCTCGCTATACGGCGACCGGGCTGCCAGCTCACACTGGGTCCGCGTCCACCGACTCCAGTCGACGCCCCGGGAGTGGGGGTCTTCCAGATACGCTTTGGCCTGGATGGCGAGGGTCTGGCGCCATCCGCGTAACGAGGCGATAAGTGCGGCCCGTTCCTGTGAGGTCATGGTTGCTCCTCGCGTTGTTCAAGGATGCGCACCCGCTGCTCTAGGTGGTCGAGTTGCTGCTGGAGCGGAGGACGGCGAGGCGGTGGGACGTGGCCGAGCATCAGCCCCACACTCACGATGATGAGGAGAAGGGCACCGCACCAGAAGCTCAGTTTGAGCCACCGCAGCATGTCCTCGTACGTCATGGGTGTTGCTCCAGGGCGCGCACGCGCTGCTCCAGGCTGTTGAGCTGGTGCTGGAGCGGGAAATATTCGGGCACCATGGCGGCCCGTTGCAGATCGCGGTAGGCGAGTCCCAGGATGACCCCGCACATGAAGATCGTGAAGAGCAAGAGGCCGACCCATAGCCCATCCTGCATGGGCGGGATCGCGTTCAGCACGCGGCGGGGCCAGGGGGCGGGGGACATCAAGCTTCCTCCTTATCCACTGTGCTGACTCCGCTCAATAAGGTAGCACGTGAGGAGCTGACGAAAGCCTGTGAGGTCTTCGCGGAGGGCATGCCCCAAGGGGGAGTACGCGAGTCCTGCATGTTCAAACCAGAATTGCCCCTCCGGGTGAAAGCGACGATATTGCTGCGGCGTAAGAGGCCCCTTCTGAGAATTACACCGCAAGCAACACGGAACGAGGGGGGTACTTACGTAATACTGCGGAAATGCATGGTCATAACAGAGCTTTCCTCGACCACGCTGATGCTTGGCTCCACAATACCAGCAATACTGGTGCAAAGCCTCGTAGGCATATACAGCACCCTTCGTCGCCCACCATCGCATCAAGATCGTTACTACCCCACGCTCAAGATTTCGACTCGTACACTGCTCCATCACCACGAGGAGCCCGTAGCGATCATCGCTTCCCCAGTCTGCCGATATCAGCTGCTCCATACGGGCCTTTCTTAGGATATATGCCCAGGCAGTAATTCCATATTTTTAGACACTATAGAGAACAGAAAATGCTCTTTCAAGGAAAATATTTTAAATAGTGTAATTCTATCTCTTGACATATTCATTGGTACGTGTATTATTGTCATTAATTAGTTCACTAGTGTATTTCCAAATAACGTGTGGCATGTACTGGCTCTGTGCTAATGCCGCACAAGGAGTAGCCGTATGGCAACGACAGCCGAAAGGTTCCAAGCCACCCCCTGTGAAACCATTACCGAGGCTTATATGCGTGCGGCAGAAGCTGCTGGCTCTGTCAATGGGAACCCTATTCCGGGGATTCTCTACCGTCAAGGAAGACGACGCTTTATTAGTACGAGCGTGTCGAATGATTTTCTGGTGTCCCTCATTCCCCCCAAGGCTGCCCTACCGAAAGGAAAAAAGGCCCAACCCTTTGACGTTGAGAATGAGCGTAATCGCCCTCTTGATGATGGGCATCGAGACGCAATCCGGGACTATTTGATTAATGTCGAGGAATATCTTCTGCCGCCCATCCTGCTCAATGCGACGCAGGCATTACAAGTCTTTCCGGTCAAGAGCCCCGGACGAGTACAGCCGTGCGTGTTTGTAATGCCGCGCGGGCAACACCTCTATGTGACCGACGGGCAGCATCGCGTGGAAGGCTTGCGGGCAGCACTGAAAGATCGCAAAGACCTCGAACAGGATGCGGTCTCCATCACCATTGTCGAGGAAGAGGATATTGGGCGCTGCCAGCAAGATTTTTATGATGCCGCGCAAGTCAAGAAACTGAGCCCTTCCCTCCTTGTAGAATTTGATCAGCGCGCACCCTTCAATGCGGTCACACGGATGTTGGTAAAAACCGTACGTGTTTTTCAAGGACGTGTGCAACGGGTGGGAACCCAGGTCGCCAAGAAGTCCCCTATGCTGTTTACCAACAGTATGATTAAACGTGCAGTCTGTTCTATTACCACCGGAAATCAAGATGGTACCGAAGCAGCCGCGCAGATCATTGGTGCCAATCTGCCCCTATGGCAAGAACGCATCCAGGCATTTTTTGAAGCGTTTACCAATGCGAATGAGGCCTGGAGTCTTGTCGCCGAGCGGACCCTGGAGACAGGGCAACCCCTTGACATTCCAAGGCATCGTGAAGACTACCTCCATTTTACCGGAGCAGGATTGCTGATTATGAGTGCCGTTGGCTATGAAATCTTCAACAAATATCCGACGCCCTCTGCGAACCTATCTCCTGAACAAGAGACGGCCATTCATCGACTAGGGCGTGACATTGATTGGCGTCGCATGAATCCCATGTGGCATCGCTCAGTTATCGGCAGTGAGGGCACGATCCAACCCCATCGGAGTGTACTCCAAATTGCGGTGTATGATGTCAAGCGCGAGATTGGTCTTCCGTTGGATGAACAAGACGAGAAAGACTTAGCGAAACTCGAGGACAATAAGCGCAAAAAAGCCGAAAAGCAGGCGGCGAAGCTCCAAGCCGCCGCACTCGACGGCGTGCCCGCCTAACGCAAGGATCGCCCTGGTACCCTCTATGAGTACCAGGGCATCTCAACACACATGGCCCTAACGAGAAAAGAGGAAGCACTATGCTGATCGAGCGTGAGCCACGCCTGGAGTGGATTGGATTAGATACCCTGACTGCTGGAATACAGCCCAGGGGCATTCAAGAACGGGGAGTTACTCGCCTAGTCGAGAGCATGCAGGAAAGCGGATTTATGCCTCAGTTTCCTCTTGTCGTCAGCGCGGTTGATGACGGCTACAGATTGCTTGCTGGCCATCATCGACTCGAAGCAGCTCGCCGCATGTCGTACAAGAGCATTCCTGCTATGGTCTATAACGACTTATCTTCCGATGAGGAATGGCATGTGGCGGTAGCAAGCAATCGCGCCCATGATGCGGCGACACCTCCAACATGGGCTGAGGATGCCGAATTGGTTTGGAAACTTATCGAGACAGGGAAAAAACCAACAGCTGTCGCTGACATTATGGGCTGGAAGACTGTAGTACAGGTCTCTCAGTATTATGCCCTGCGCAAAATTCTCCCTGAAGGGTGGAAACTCATTTTAACAAGCCTTCAGCTCGATACGGCAATGGAAAATATAGAGCGTGTTAATGAAGATTTAACACGTGTTAAATCTCAGCCAAGCCCATTTAGCGAAGGAATACTACGACTTATTACAGGACTAACACCAGAGCAACAACTAGAGTTAATCAAGCTGTTGTTGAAGGAACCAACGGCTAAGTCTGAATTTAAAACAAAGGCAGAGCGCTATAAAGCTCGCAATCAATTAAAAGAGGAAGCCACACAGATACTCCGCGCAATGCCACAAGAATTGTTGGCAAAGGCCCTAGAGGAAGTTGACAAGGGCTACTTAGATAAGGAATGGCTCGAAGAACAAATTCCTGGGCAGAAGTTTCAACGCCTTATGCAACAGATGCTAGATGAACATGCCCAGAAACAGAACTATCGTCTGTACTGTGGCAACTGTGTCGATGTCGCACTCATGATGGAGCCCGCAAGTGTTGATGTCATTCTCACGGACCCGCCCTACGGAGAGGAAGCCTCAGAGGCCTTTGCACGCCTCGCCACGGTCACGGCCCATCTCCTGAAACCCGGAGGGAGTCTTGTCGTCATGTGTGGCCAATACCATTTCATGGATCTTGTTCCCACGCTCGCCAAGGCCCTGAAACCCCATGGGATCAAATACTATTGGATGCTTGCCTATTTAACCCCTGGAGCCCATGCGACCCGTGTATGGACACGAGAAGTGAATACGTTCTGGAAGCCGGTCCTCTGGTTTGTGAAAAAACCGTATGAAGGCGGAAAGTGGTTGGGCGATGTCGCCAAAAGTCCCATGCATGGCGATGACAAACGCTTTCACCCATGGGGACAATCCGAGGGTGGTATAGCCGAGTTGCTTGAACGCGTCAGTCAAGTCGGTGATCTCGTATGTGATCCGTTCATGGGGCCAGGGACAACCGGCGTTGCCGCGATCCGCCAAGGCCGAAAGTTTATCGGCATCGAAGTAGAACAGGATAGTTTTACCAAAGCGGAATTGCGGTTAGCGGAAGCCGCGACGCAACCAGCACAGCTGACAAGTAAGAGTGCCAAATAACCACGGCTATGCCGGGCATACAGGGCGGCATAGCCGAACCTAACCCTTTAAGGAAGGAGACCCTGATGGACCGTGACCCCTACGCCGATATGTTTCGCTTTCAGCTGGGCCAATGCGTGCGCTGGACGGAGTATCCCCATGAGGGGCACTGGATTGGGCAGCGCCGCTGGACGCAACGCGAGATCCTGGAGCCCCTCGTGGAATATCGGCTCCGGCTGACCGCCAAGAAAGGCGGGTGGCTAAGCTGGGTCCATGAACGGGAGCTGATGGCCTGGGATGAGCACTAACGACGCGCGGCACCGTCTGTAGACGTGCAGAAGCGGTGACCGGGCCCTAGGGCGCCCCATGCCAGAAATACATGAAAATTATTTCTGGCATGGGGCGCCGCGCACGGATCGTTGGCAGGGATTGAGGGGGGGGCCTACCGCACGACGCTCGCCCCATCGAGGAGCGCCTCCCCCACACGGGCCACGTCCGCGCGCCGCGCCGCGCTAAACGTCACCCGCAAATCACACTGGCTCAGGTGTCCGTGGGCAAAGTGCCAGGCAAGGGAGCCATTCTTCTGGAGCTCCAGGGCACACGCCAACATGCGCAGGTGCTCCTCGGTGACGCCATGCGTCTCGAGCCGTTCCCAGACGTGCGCATCAAGCATCGGGCGTCTCCTGGCGCGGGTTGAGACATTCCCACCCCGCAAAATGCTGGGGCTGCATGTCCTCATGGCTATAGGTCGCCAGCCAACACGTCTCCACGATCCACATCACCCCGCAGTCGCCAGGCATCCGCGGCAGATGCCTCCGCACGAAGGCTTCCATCGCCGCACTAATAGGGCGCACCAGTCGGCCGTCAACTATCAGCGGTGCTGTCATGGCGCGGTGCCTCCCTCCGGCGCCGCCTCGGGCAGCGTAAAGGTATAGCTCAGCCGATAGGCGCCGGGCGTCTCCGGGTCCATGCGCCAGCGGCGCTGCTCGGCCTGGCTCGGCAGCACGCCGGCCCGCTGGAGCAGGACTTCGACCTCGGGCATCGTGCGGCCCAGCAGCACCAGTGCCGGAATGCCGAGCTCCACGGTCAGCGTCAGGGTGCCTGGCATGGGTCCTCCTCGGCCTCGCGCAGCAGGGCCTCTGCGACCTGGGGTAACGTCTCGAGCGTCACGGAACGCAGGTCGAGGTCAGGGCTATAGTCCAGCTCGTCGTCAGGGTGTTGCTGCCAATGCGCATAGCGATTCTCGCGCGGCGTCATGCCCCCAACTCCTGTAAGGTGAGCGGCTTACCCGTCGCTGCCTCAATTAATTGTTTCGGCGTAAGGGTTCCGGCGCGAAACATGCGCGCCCGCGTCGGCCCCAGTACCGTATCCTGAAAGGCCGTATCGCGGCGCGCGAGCCACTGACTCACCGTCTGCTGCGGCACGCGCCCGCCTCCCGGCACCACCGGGTTCATCATACTGCGTCATCCCGGATGGTACGGCGGTCCGCCCAAGTAAGGGACGCTATGATTGACAGGTTCATGCTCCGGCACGGTATAGCGTAACCCATGCCGGCCTAAACAAAGCAAGCTAGTACGACTATCCAGAACCGAACTATGTTCAATCAGTACCGCCTCCGCATTGACATCGGCCACCGTGACCCGTGCCTCGCTCACCGCGTTCGTCGTCTGCGTGCGCAGGAGCCGGGCCGCGTCCGCTTTCGCCTTCGCCATAATCCCGTCCTGAAAGCCGTTCGCCGCCGTGCCTTGTACGCGGGCGACGAGCGTCGGCGTGGGCTCTTCGAGACTCACCCCTACCATGAGCGAATCGCCGAGACGGGTCACGAGTCCGGCCGCCGCGCGGCTCCACCAGTCCGCGCCCGTCGTACTCAGATCCGTCGGCGTAGCCGGGCTCGGGATGAGCGTCTGGCGTACGGCCCGGCGCAGCGCCGTCTCACTGGGCGCCTCCTCGATGGTCCGGGCCTCGGTGGCGGTATTGACGATCCGCTGCGTGCTGGCCGCCTCTTGCTCGGCCAGCGCGACGAGAAACGCGTCTACGTCGCGCTCGATCTGGGCATACCGCGTGGTGACGAGGGGATCCACCTCGTCGCGCATGAGCGCCTGGACCGTGCGCCGCCTAGCTACGAGCAACGAGAACTGCGCCGGGTCGGCTTCGCGCAGGGCACTGAGCAGATCCTGCTCCAGCAAGAGGAGAATAGCCCACACCTCCTGGCGCTCGTGCGTCTCGGCGCGGCCCACCTGGAGTAGGCGCGCCGTCATGGCATCGGCGATCTGCACGTTGATAGCGTCGGCCATGGTTCAATCCCAGTTCGGTGCGGCTCATCCCCACGCGCGTGGGGAACAGATACCCGTGGTGCATCCAGGTACGCCTGGTAGACGGTTCACCCCCACACGCGTGGGGAACACGGCGCGTCCTCCTCGTCCTGGTGGCGGTCGTGCGGTTCATCCCCACACGCGTGGGGAACACACGTCATGCGAGGCCGTCGTCGGCGCTACGCCTGGCGGTTTCGGCATCTAGCCAGGCTGCCAAATCCCGCACCAGCGTCGCCGGTGACACGAGTGCGCGATCCGCACTGCCGCGACCGCGACCTGCGGCAAGCAACGCCGCGACCAGCGCGTCCAATTCGGCAAGGGCGCCCTCTAGCGTCCCATCCGCGCCAGGATACGGCGTGTGCGCCCCATTGCCTAATGTACTCATATGGTGTCCCCCCCGCCCCGTCGTGGGGCATTGACAGGTTCGGCCAGTCTGCGGATCATCCCCACACGCGTGGGGAACACGATCACGGGCTCGGCCAGAGGGCCTCATCGAGCACCTCGAAACACTCGATGCGCCCATCGGCGTGCAATTTATAACGTGCCACGACGATGGACTGCCCCATGTCATCCAGGGCCTTGGCCTCGACCAGGACATCCTCAGCGGGGGCGTACTCCGCCATCACCCGGGCAATCGTTTCTTCAAATATCTGCCGCGCGTGCGCACGATCAAACGCCATCGGTATCTCTCCCTGTTGGCGTCTGCACGAGCGCCCGCGCCAGCTGTTGGACCAGACGCCGGCAGGTGGCCCACGGCGCCCGGGCGAGTGGGACCGAGGGGGCCAGCGGCGCCACACGCAGCAGCGCCGCCAGCCCTTCCTGGAGGTGTGCCGCTTCCTCGATACTGAGCGTGAGTCGCAGCGAGGTCTGGCCTACGCGAAAAAGATGCATAGCGCGCTTTCACTCATACGCAAATCCTGATAAGGGTACCAGTGGCGTCGTTCCAGGGCGAAACGACTGGACACGCGCCCCTGCGGTGTCGACTCATACGCAAAGGTACGGTCTGCACACAAAGCGGAGCAGACGCACCCCCTACACCGTCAGCCGGAGCCGACTCGTCTCGGGCAAGGCTTCCTCGTGGCGCTCCCATTCACCGCCCCCGACCGGGATCTGAATCTCGCCGCTAAAGCCCGCTGGCTGCACAATCGACGAGGCCCAGCGAAACAATTCGCGCTCGACACTGCCTTGCAGCCGCTGGAGCACCTGGAGATACTCCAGCTCGGCATCGCCCGCCTTCGCGTCGAGCTGGCCCAGCGCCTGACGCATCACCTGCTCCTGCTCGGGGGTCGCCTTGTGACTCTCGGGATCGGCAAGGATGCGCTGCAAAGCCACTACGAGAT